GGCATTGCGCTGAAGTGGCACGGTGAGGAGCAGTACGACGAGTTGCCGAACAAGGCGCGCGTCTATATTCGCGGGCTCAAGTCGCAGGACCAAACGAACCGCTACGCCAAATTCCGCGGGCTGACGCTGGCGCGCGTCTACGTCGATCAGGCCGAAGAGTTGCCGCAGGATGTGTACCTCGAGCTCGCCGCGCGGCTGTCGCAAAAGGGCTTCCCGCATCAGATCACGATCAGTCCGCAGGCCGTCGAAATCGGCCACTGGATTGATACTGAGTTCCCGGCCGATAACCCGGATCCCGTGCATCGGAAGTACATCACGCTGAGCGTGCGCGATAACGCGCACAATCTCGATCCGTCGGTGATTCCGGCGCTCGAGCGTCTCTACCCGGTGTCGCATCCGAAGCACCGAACGTTGGTGCTCGGGCTCCGCGGGATGAACGTGATCGGTGAGCCGGTCTACAAAGGCGCGTTTCTACGGGCGGTGCATGAAGGCCCGGCCGAGTATGACAAGGGTCTTCCGCTCGAGGTCGCGCTGGATTTCGGCAAGCATCATCCCTGCATGGTGGCCCGGCAGCGCTCAGCGCTCGGGCACGTGCGCTTCCTGGCCGGCATCCTGGGCCAGTCGCTCTACCTCGATGATTTCCTCGATATTGCGCTCCGTCACCTGTCGTCGTGGTTCCCCGATGCCGTGATCCAGTGGTGCTGTGATCCGGCCGGCGCGTCGGATACCTCGCACGGCACACACGGGGCGATCACGATTCTGAAAACGAAAGGCATCGTGCCCAAGTACAAGCCGGATGCGAATTCGCCCGCGGTGCGCCTGGCGATGGTCGAGCGCATGGCGGCACAAATGCGCCGGCGCGCGGCGGATCGGTCGGAAGCGTTCGTGGTGAGCAAGTCGGATCGCTGGCTCCGCATCTCGGAAACCAATTCGATCCTTGATCGGTTCCTGGCTGACGGGTTCGAGGCCGGCTATGTGTGGGACGAGCACACGGTATCGGTCGCAAACAAACAGGTTCGCAAGCCGAAAAAAGATGGCTGGTACGAGCACGGGCAGAACTGCGCCGAGTATCTTGAGCTGAACTTCTCCGAGGCACGCAAGGAACCCAAGCCGGCGCCGGCGCCGTCGCGCGTGCCGGTCACCTACTCGTGGACGTGATGACGGTTCGCGAAGTACTGGCGGCGCGCGTGGAATTCGAGCAGGGCTCGGCGCATAAGGCCATTCGCGTGGGTCTACATCCTGAGGATTTCGCGGCGGTCAAAGCGTCGCGCGATTGGCTGCGCTTGGTGTCGATCGATCCGGCGAGCGGCGGCGGGTCTCCGTTCACGGTGGCCGGGATGGAGTGGTGCTCGGATCCTGATGCCGGGCGCGGAGAGGTCAGGTTTTCGCATGTCCGGTGATGATGCGTCGATGCCGATGATTGCCTTAGATGTGCAGGCCGAGATCGCGGCAGACGAGCGCAAGCGCGTGGCCGATTTCCTGCGCGCGGCGCTGACGTCGGGCGAGTCGATCGATATCGACAAGCTCGCGGATGCCGTAGCCGATGGCACGCTGACGCTCGAGGCCATCAAGGCTGACGAACCACCGGCGCCGGCGGTTACGGTGCAACAACTGCTCAAAGACTCATGGACGGCGCACAAAGCGGCCGCGGAGTTGCGCCGGCAACGGGTCGGGCGCGGGCAGGTGCGGCCGTATATCGAGCGCGCGTTAGAGCTCCGATTGCAGGCGCACGAACTGGATCCCGACCATCGCGATTCAGCGTGGGTGATCGAAGGGATGCAAACGGCGCGCGGTGTCGATACCCACGACGCGTTAGTCACGTTCTACCGGCAACAGTTAGCGGCTCCGGCCGTGAGGCTCGTTAATGGCTGAGGACTTCGAAGGCCCGTTCAACATTCCGCCGAAGGTCCGCGCAGCGCGCGATTTCATTAAGCGCGTGGTCGAGGATGAGAGCGGGCAGCGGGCGCGTGAACTCGAAGACCTCCGCTTTCAGGTGCCCGAGAACATCTGGACGGCTGAGGCCAAAGAGGCGCGGCGCGGTGGCGTCGTGGTTGGGGGCGTACCAACGGCGGCGCGGCCGATGATTTCGATCCCGAAACTCGATCAGCCGATCACGGGCATCGTCAATCAGGCGCGCAATTCACAGCTCGGCGTGTCGATTCATCCGACGTCGGAAGATGCGACCGACGACACGGCTGACGTCATGCGCGATCTGTATCGCATGATCGAGCGCGATTCGCGGGCGCCGCTCGCGCGTCTGTGGGCGCTGTCGCGGTCCACGTACGCCGGGCGCGGCGCCTATCGTGTGCTCACAGAATACGATCCGGATTCCGATCATCCACTCGATCAAAAGATCGTCATTCGCCGGATTCTGCGGCAGGAAAACGCCTACTTCGACACGGCGGCTGAAGAGCCCGATTGGAGCGACGGGCGCAAAGCCGCGGTCGCGGCCTGGGTGCCGTGGGACAAGCTCAAAGCGCAGTACCCCAAGGCGACGATCGCGGCGCTCGATGATTCCGAATTCTCGGCGCTCATGGGCACGTGTCCCGATTGGGTGCGTGATTCCGGCACCGATAAAGCCTGTCTCGTCGTCGAGTACTTCGAGAAGGTTGAGACGTACGAAACGGTATGGAGTTTCGCGGCTACCGGCAAGTGGGTTGTCCAAGAGGCTAGGCCGGCGGGGTGGGATGAGAAGAAAGGCGACCGTAAGGGCGAGCGCTACACGTGCGAAGTGCATTGGAGCAAACTGGTCGCGACCGACGTGCTCGAGGAAGAGACGTTGAACGGGCGGTATATCCCGCTGATTCCGGTGACGGGGCGAGAGTTGGTGCCGTTCGACGGCGAGCGTCGATGGCAGGGCATCGTCTATCCGAACCGCGATGCGGCGCGGCTGTTCAACGCGGCGGCGTCGAACGTGACGGAGATCGTCTCGGCCGGCTCGAAACAGTCGCTCTGGATGGCTGAGGGGCAGCAGGAAGGGCACGAAGATCAGTTACAGCACGCGAACGTGCGCAATTTCCCTTACAACCTGTATCGCCCGATCGTTGATGAGCATAACAACCCGGTGGAGAAACCGTACCGGATGCCGTCGGTGATGGGCGATCTGGCGCCGGCGATGGAACTGCTTCAGGCCGCCGACAATTACATCCAAGCCGGCACGTCCACGGTTGATCCCTCAGCGCTCGAGAAACTCGCGCGGAAGAAGGTGGCGCATCAGACCTTGGGCACGCTGGCCGATCAGTCGCTCACAGGGAATAGCGATTACCTGTGGTCCCTCGCCGAGATTTCGATGGTGTACGAGGCGAAGGTGGTAATAGACCTGATGCCGTACATCTATGACCGGCCGGGCCGGATCGCCAAGCTGCTGAACGACGAAGGCGACACGCGGACGGTGATGCTGAATCAGCCGTTCACGCTAGATCCCCGCACGAAGCGGCCGGTGCGTGTGCAGCCTGGGGCACCGGCGCAAGGTGAGGTCAAGCACTACGACCTTCGCAAAGGCAAGTACGCGGTCTCGGTCAGTATCGGGAAGTCCTACCGCGATCGCGTCGATCAGGGGCAGTCCGAGCTCGGCGAGATTCTGCAGGCGGCGCCAGCACTCATGCCGGTACTTGGACCTATCTATTTCAAGTTCCGCGATTTCCCTGGGCATCAAGAGGCCGCCGATCTGATGAAGCGGTGGCGCGCGATTCAGTTCCCTGGGCTCGATGAGGGCGAGGATCAGGTGGTGGCCGCGCAGCAAGAGGCCACGGCGCTGAAAGCGCAAATGGAAGCGCTCGGGCAGCAGTATCAGCAAGCCGTCGAGTACATCAAAAACGAACAGGCCAAGCACGACGCGCAGATCCAGATCGAGCGCGATAAGCGCGCGGCGTCGATCGAGATCGAGCAGATCAAGTCGGATCACGCCAAAGAGTTGCAGGCGATGAAGGACGCGACGGCGATCACGGTCGAAGAGATCAAGGCGGCGACGAAGGGCGCCCAAGTCCAGCACGAAGCCACGCATGAAGCGCTCGCGATGGGGCTCGAACACGCGCACGAGCGGCGGCAAGCCGACGCGATGAACGCGGCGGCGATGGCCAATGCCGCCTTGACGGGCGCGACGGCGGTGGATGCCGCGGAACGCGGGCACGCGCAGAACGTCGAGATGGCCGAGCGCGGCCACGCGCAATCGCTCGAGGCCGGCGACGTGGAGCATCAGCGGGCGCTCGAAGCGCAAGAGCGGGCCGCGGAGCTGGCGCCGGAACCGGAGGCGGGCGAGTGAGTCGGATTCTCTTTGTCGAAATCGCGTGCGATCGATGCGGAGTTATCGTCCTGTTACCGGTCGGCGATTTAGCTGCCGACGAGGGCTATCTCGATCACATGAGCGAAGAGGCGATCGGCGCTCCAGATGGGTGGACACGTCGCGAAGTGGTCGGCCATCCGTTCGATGCGTTACACGACTGCTGCCCCGAGTGCGTGAAGCCATGAAGACACCGCACACGATAACGGAGCGCTGGCGTAAGGTGCGCGTCGAACTCAAGGACGGAACCGTGTTCGTAGACCGTTTCATCGAACGCACGTCGGGGAAGGTCTGTCTGTTCGCCAAGCGTGGCCGGGTGCGATGCGGTGTCATCAAGGCGATGAGTGACTATCGGCCGAGCGTGTTCGTGTCCGCGCATCGAAAGTAATGGAGCGTAGCGAATGCCGAAGCTGGTAATAGCGCTGTTAGATGATGAGACCGATCTGAGTGCGATCGTGCTGCCACGGGGCACTATTGCGAACGTCACGGTTCTGTTGTCACAGAGCGATATGGCGGGCGCGTTGCCGGTGGCGGCGTTCAATCAGCGATACATGGAACCCGTTATCGAGCGATTACGTGTGGAGTATCACGAGCAGTGACGCTCCCTGAAGGCATCCAAGAGCACGTAGACGCGATCAAAGCGGCGCTCGGGGGCGTGCCGGCGAGTCAAATCGTGGTCAATCTCGATGACTACGGCACGGTGCAGAGCGTCGAGCCCAAGATCACGTTTCGGCGCAAAAAGGCGTGTTCGCATAGCTGGCGGTATGCCGGCCCTAATCGGTCGGTCTGCTCGCTGTGTGGTGTCGAGTGCCCCGAT